AAAAACCCATGTTGCTTCATCAAAATTTAAAACATAAAAGAAATGACCTTTTTGCTGATACCCAAAAGCTCTTGCCGTTGAAATATCAGCATAAGTAGAAATTGCATTCTCAATCGCATGAGTGCTGATTCTATTAGCTTGCAAACCTTGAATCTGATATACAACTCCAGTCCCATCCTTACTTCTACCAAGAAAAAATATAGAATTATTAAGCTTTACAACACTGTTCTTAGCTCGACATCCCATTTCAAGAAATCCCCCTTGAACTCTCTCAAAAGGAAAATCCGCATTCCCTGTGTTCGAATAATACTCTATCGTTTGCTCGTTAAATAAATAAAGATTTCGATTTAAAATCTCAAGTGTCAATAATATGTCAGGGCTGCCCTCACTCGATGCAAAATTTAATGCATCCACGTTAAAAGACTGTAAATCAGATACAAAAAACTTATTCGTCCCACCTTCAGGCAAAATAAAATATCCATCCGACCAGACAATCTTATTCGCCGTTGCTACATCTCCGTAACCATAAGCTGTTAACAACCCAAAAGCATTCGATGAAACATTATCTAAAAATAAATAGTTAGTATTCCCATCAACAAACATTGTCGATGAATCACTGCCGTCACCTAAAAAACTCATCGATGCTGCATAAACAGGACCTGAACTCGTCCCCAAAGTTACAGCCACTCCCCCTGCCGTACCGCTCTCGCCAATTAAAGTAGAACTCCAAGTCCCACCACTCTCACTGATCACATACAATTGATTCCCACTTACTACAAAAATACGGTTCAGAAAATCAACGTGCACAAGTCTGATCGGTCCATCACCTACAGATATTAGCTTTCTCAACCCAGGTGTGGGATGAAAATAAAACTGCTGCGCCCCTTTGCCAAAACCAGACTCAATCTTTTCAGGGTACATATTCACTAATCTCTGAGCATCCACGTTCGGGGAGTTGAGTAAATAAGCAGGACCAATAAACCCTTCAAGTCTCATTAATAACCCCTTCTAAAATCAAAAGGTTTATTCTGTACTAATCCCATAACATCTGAAGTCATAAGCACAGGCTCGACATTAGTCTGCATAATGAGATTTTTTGACTCAAGAGCTACAGCCCCTAATTCTTGTGAAATTGATTTCCCATATTCAGGAGCTAATTCAATCGCTAAATTATATCTCAATGCACGACTATAGCCTGGGGGGAGTGAAATTGTATCACTAATAGCACTAAAGCTTACAATCTGCTTATCCGAGTGCAAAATCAAAGTCCCTGAAGCACTCAAAATAGGGTAAGGATAGATAACTCCCAAAGGGAAATTGTCATTATAATATATCCCTTTAGGTAAACTCGAAGTCACTGTCTTATCAGTGATTTTTAACCATTCTTGAGAAGTAAAAATACGAATAGGAATTTCAGCATTCGATCCCCCTTGCTTAAATGAAGCTTCAATTAATCGGATTGGCCTTGTTGTTGAAAAATCTCCACCTGAGCCGATTGTGTAACTCGATGCTGTGCCCATAGTGAATGACTCAATCACACGGTTAAATACAAGAAAGCCATCATTAGACCAAGAATCAATCATATCATTTAATGAAACAAGCGCATCTGCTGACTCTTGAGCTGTAGGTGTTTCCCCTTGAGCTAAAACTCCTAATAAGCGAAGTGAACTTTTTATGATATCACTTACTGTAGCCATCTATTCCCTCACTTTTGCAGGTCGACCTCGTTTTTTTTTCCCCTCATTGTCTGAAGTCATAAAACTATCTATCTTTGAGTCTAAAGAATCCTCTGAACTTTCATTATATTTATTTTCATCAAAATCCGCTGGTGACTCTTTCCAAGCCTCTCCTAATTCTATTTTCTCAGCTTCATTCTTTACTTCTCTCCACTCACCGTTTGAGTTGTACATATGCTTTGGATATTCAATTTTCATAAAATCTCTCTTTCTATTTATTCACTTACTTTTGCTAAATAACCGCTCAAGTTTGCAGAAATACTCACACTCGATGTACTTGCTTTTGCCCTAATTCTTATGTCTGAATTTTTAGGGACAATAATGACAGGATCAAAAGGAATATGAACCGTATTTGAACCTGTACTTGCCACAGCAAACTGAAACAAAGTCCTAAACACTTTCCCAAACTCTCTCACCTGAAGCTCAATATCCGATGTTGCAGAAGTTTTCTCATTTATAGAAGCTACAATTTCAGTTAAAAGCCAATAGTCAGTCGAACTTAAACTCGTAGCCGCTTTAAAAGATTGATTCTCACCTGAAGGAATCATCAAATGCACCTTCGTATCTGTACCTGGAACTCCTGCCGTTATGGACTGATCCTCATAGATGTAAACTGTTCCTGCTAAATCTGTGCTGCCTGTATTGTAAGCTCTTGTAGACCTTGCCAATGGAGTTGAAAGAGTAACTTTGTTTTGGCCATTCAATGTGACGTTTTGCACAACAAATATAAGACTGTTATTTACAATCTTATGCCCTTCAATCGTGATTGTCTGAGTGTCGGATGAACTACTTGACGAAATAGAATCAATAATATTTGTGCTTACATAAGTTTCCCCTGTTTCTGATCCAGGTAAAGTCATCACTGTAGCCCATGAAGTACCAACGCCATCATTTTTCCCATATTTAACTAGAGTTTTTGATTTAATGTAAACAGAATCACCGTAAGTTGTCTCAATAACGTCATAAGCTTGTGAAAACTTAAAATCGATGTTTTCTGCTGAAAAGGACAATTGAGCAAAATAAAGTGCACATAATATAAGTAAAATATATCTCATTGAATCCTCGATTTAAGCCAATTTCCAATGTGGCCGTCGTAAGATTTATTTCCATCCCAATGATTGATGTTCAATTCAGGATAGAGAAACACTCTCTCACCCATAGCTCTCCACTCAGTGCAAAATAAGCTGTCTTCACCCCATAATTGACCGTGATCAATTCTCATTTGAAAAAAACCAAAAGCAATTCTACCAAAATGTTCATAATGTCTATCTGGAAACATATCTTTAAATCTTAAAAGTACTTCTCGTGAAATACTCATAAACCCACCTGGTAATGTCATCACTTCTAATAAACCCTTCTCATTAGACCAAAGCTCAGGCTTATCAAGCCAACCCACAGGATAGATTTCATCGTCTCTTTTGTATCTATAAGCTCCGCCAACTAAAGGATCATCAAAACTTATAACTTTTAATATTGCTCCAGGATCAAAAGTTAAATCAGAATCAAGAAAAAATAACTTATCGGCATCTGATTCTAAAAAATCACACGCAAGTTGATTTCGTCCCATTGCTACATGACTGCAATTACCCAAAAATGAAAATTGTAGGTCAACCCCTGCCTCTTTTGACAACACTAATTCGTCCAGTAAACACCTAGCTAAACGACAAGGGATATCACCACTATAAGTAGGAATTGACACTACAACTTTCATAAAAATTAAGAACCTTTAATTAAATTTAATGACACTAATGCAGACCTGATCGCATTGCCTTGAGCTGCAAGGGTAGCGATCGCATTTGCAATAATAGTGCTGTTATAAGTGCCTGTTAAAGCCGCAATCCCAGTGGAAGAGTTTGCAGTCCCACCACTTGAATCTGTAACCGCCGCTTGTGCTGATGCTGTAGGTCTTGTGATCGGTGTCCCACCGTAAAAAGTGATTAAATCACTTATTGATTGACCAACCACAAAGCCATCCGCTGACATAGGTGTATATGTTTTATTTGATCGAGTATCATTTTGAAGTGCCATAGATATCTCCTTTTAAAAAATATAAAAAAGAGCTCCTAAAATTTTAAGAGCTCCTAAAATTTAGATTAACCGTAAATGCGACATGCAAGCTCAGGATAAACACACTTCCAACCGTATAGAATATCAATACGACAGGGGAATGTATCATTAGAGATGTCGTATGCACGAACAATCCTTAATGATAAACCACTGTCTGGATCTGTAGCGCGAGCCGCCATATCAGTGCCGCCAGGAAGGTCCAAATCAGCACAACCTAAAACGAAAGCATCTTTATGATATGCCAAGTTTTGAGGGTACGCTGTAGCTGTAGAACCTAGAACTGTGATCGCAGCATTGTCAGCAGGAAGCGCATTCACAGTTTGATAAGCACCTGTCAATGTGATCGCAGGACTGATTGGAATACTAATTGCTCCTGAAGTATCGGAAATGTCAGAAGTCACAACAAACTGCTGCAATTGACCTGTAGACTGTCTGTTTTTGGGATTCACTGCATATACGTTTGCAATTGTAAAAATAGTGCCCTCTTTAAGAGTAGTCGCTCCACTGGACCAACCATCACTCACAAGAGTTGAACCTGTTTGACTTGCTCCGTTAACAAGAGAAGTACCGCCAAAAGTAGCATTTGTGAACTGCTGTACGTTTTGATCCATTTTAATGTTAAAACCTGCAGCCATCCCCATTAAGCCCTTTTCATATTGCTCTTTAATTCTCTCTTGGCTTTGGAAAAGACCTTTTAATGCATCTGCTAAAGATCCACTCGCTGCAGGATTTAAAACCATGTTTCGATCAGAATCCACAGGAGTGCCAAAATTAGAAAGCTTAGTCGCAGCATCAGTTAAGAAAGAAAATGCATTGGGAGTCGTTCCAGGAGTACCAGTAGCATTGTAAACTTGCTTGTAAAGAGCTGTACCTGTGAAATCAACATAGTTTGCAAGCTCAGCTACAGCAGGCTTCACATATCTTTTTGAAAATTCATCTATATTCAAGGTTAGTTCTTTACTTGAAAATGAAAAATCAACGTGTGCCTGAGTATCAAGAGTTAATGCAGAGTATTGATCCGCTACGTCTTGTAAACTTAAAGCTGCACCTGAAGAAACAGTAAATCTTGTTGGTTTTCTGATATTAATAACAGATCCAATTTTAGCTCCACTTCTTGCGAATTGGTCGTCATATTGTCTGTTAACACCCTTTGCAAAACCCAGTTCGTTCTTTAAAACTCGCAATGATTCCCTAGTGATCATTGATATGTTTAATAATGAGTTACTCATTTAAGCTCTCCTATTTTTTGGAAAGCTGTTTTCTCCTCAATGCCTCATATTCACTCTGACTTAAATCAGAATCATAAATACTCTTTTGTGTGGTCTTCTCTGACCTACTCCTGATCGGCGTTGGTGGATGAACAACTTTCTTTTTAGTTATTATGTTTTGTTTCTTGTCATCCGAAACGCTTAAACGACTCTCAATTCGACCTATAGCTTTCGCCGCTGACAATGGAGACAAAGAGCATATTCGCTCTAATTCATCTCTGTTTTTTGCAAGCTCATACATGATTTCAGGACCATTCTCTGAATCAATAATAAGCTCTTGAATTGCGCCAGGC